AATTGTACTAATGACAGGTGATAGACATTTTTTACTATAAAACCAACTATTTAAGTTGGTGTCAACAAAAAAAAGAAAATATTTTAAAGATGACGGCACAGGTATATCCAAGTCATCACCTGCTTTTTTAGTAAAATGGTACGATTCCAAAAGATCTAGTATAAGTTATGAAGGTCCGTTTTCTAATGAAAAAGATGCTCATGATATATTACACTCATATTTAAAACACGGTATTTGTTCTTGGATTATTAACTACGATGGATGAAAAAGAAAACTTTGGTTACTTGAGTTCAAAAAAATTCACTGTCGGTGATATAGTTGAGTGGACAACATGGGACTACGAGAAAGAAAAATATAACTCTAATTATGGAATTTTAATAAATATAGAAAATAAAGTAAAATCAAATAGAATTATTTCTGTGTCAACTGTCATGCCAATAAACGAACCGGCAAATGAAATTGAATTATTTACGCTAAGTTTAAAATTAGTTGAGTCTAATAATAATAATGAAATTGAATAAATTTACTGACTATTTATAACATGAATTATCCCGATATATTACAGCCTTTACTAAAAAAGTTTATGCCTTTTGCACAAAATCGCATGGGTTTTTCAGATCCACCTAGGCTGTTTTTAAAAAATAATTCAGGTAATGCGGCTAATCCACTTGGAAGAACAGCACATTATGATCCAAACAATAAATCAATTACTGTTTACGTTACCGATAGACACCCAAAAGATATTATGCGGTCTATTTCACACGAATTAGTGCATCATACACAAAACTGCAGAGGCGAATTTGATAAGGTTGGAGCAATGGGTGATGGATATGCGCAGAATGACGAACACTTACGCGAAATGGAGCGTGAGGCTTATGAAGTAGGAAATTTATGCTTCCGAGATTGGGAGGACAGCATTAAAAACACTACTTACTTTGAACATCTACAAAAAGGAGATAATAAGAAGATGTCTACGAAAGATTGGAAAAATAAAGAAATTAAAAGCCTTTTAGCTGAGTCTTGGGGCTTTAAAATGGATCTCAGCAAACTCAATGAGTCTGTTGAGGAAGAAGAAAAAGAAGTAAATGAAGAGGCTGAAGTTTTTGCGCCTAACCATTATTGTATACACCACGGTGGTGTTAACCACAATGGCAAAATTGAAATGGCTGAAGCAGTACAGCACGTTACACCAGATAAGAATGGTCATATTACTCACTATGATATGAAGTTGTCCGATGGAACTATTTTAGAAAACGTTGCAGCTGAAGATATTCAGGTTACTAATGCATCGTTAGCCGAGGGACATGGTGGCACTAAGCCCGGTGGTCGTGATGGTGATAAAGGTCATAAAGCAATGAAGCCAAAGCCAGACGATGAAGAGCTTGATGAAGGCGGTGCAGCGCACAAGGATGACCCACGTAACCGTCGTCGCGATGACCCTCGCGTAAGACCTCTTGAAGAAGAGGAAGACGACAATAAGAAGCCTGATGACGACGGAGATGGTGTACCAGATTATGCTGACAAAAAGCCCGGCAAGGATGATAACGCTGGTAAAAAGAAAAAGAAAGACTTGAGCAAAGTTCCACCACAACTTCGCAAGAGTATGGAAAAGAAAAACGAACAACTTAAGGAAGCCATTGCGGATATTCTTCGCAAGCACTTTTGAGGTGTTAACCATGTCAGGTAAGTATAAAAATTGCACTTAAAAAGTGCAGGAATCAATTTATCCAAAAATTATTATTAAACTTTAAAGAGGACGAACATATGTCACTAAATTCAGACTGGCAAAATTTTCTCAACGAGAGTCTAGATGAGAAGAACATCTTCACCTATATTCAGGGTCTCCAAGAAATAATTTCCAATCTTAAACCTAGAACTATGACTGAAAAACGCAGATTGCAGATTGCAAAAACACACCTGCGTGAAGTTAAGAGATTTGCTAGAAGAATGGAAAACGATATGGTTGTTCTCCAAGAGAAGCTTAATATTTTAGAAGAGTCGAAAGGAGATGAATAATGGCGAAAGCTAACACTCATCTCACTCACTTAGAAGAATTAGTTCTGACCAAAGGCCCAGACGGGTATAAAATGGCCAGAGCTTTTCTTCTAGAGCTTTTAAAGACTCTAAAGGGTAATACCAAGTCTAAGATTCAAACGTCCGTCAAATGGGACGGAGCGCCTGCTATTTTTGCAGGAACAAACCCTGAGAATGGAAAGTTTTTTGTTGGTACTAAATCAATTTTCAACAAAGTACCCAAAATTAATTATACAAAAGAAGATGTTGTAAAAAATCATGGTCATGCACCGGGTTTGGTCGACAAGCTAACAAAGGCGCTTGAGTACTTACCCGCCCTGAATATCAAAAATATATTACAGGGCGATTTCATGTTTGACGATGAAATGATTGATACAGTAACAATTGATGGTGAGCCACATTACCAATTCAAACCAAATACTATCGTGTATGCTGTGCCTGTAAACTCTGATTTAGGCCAACAAATTGGTGAATCAAAATTTGGTATTGTATTTCATACAACATATAATAGTTTAGATAGCGGCGCTAGTTTTGGTGCTGATGTATCTGGACTTAGGAAATCACCGGGTGTTTGGTTTGACGATGCGTTCTTCACAGATGATACAGGTATAGTAACACTCACAGATGAAGAAGAAGCCGAAGTTACAAGATTAGTTAAGGCCGCTGACGAAGTAAACAGTTCTATTAACTACGATGATTTGCCTTCAGCATTTTTAAATATTTACATAAACAGTGAAATTAAAAAAGGCAGTTTCTTAGAAGATGCCGATAAATCATTTCAAGGTTTTATTAATTGGTATTCTCAGAGAGTACAAAAGAAGATTAATAGTTTGAAAAGCCAAAAAGGCAGAGAGCGTGCAACCAGTAACGCTATGCAAACTATGCAATCTTTCAACTCTAAAAAAGATGACATTGTTAATATCTTTAGAGTAAGCAGACTATTGTTTGAAGCAAAAAATATTTTTATTCAAAAATATAACAACGCAGTTTACAACACCAAACACTTTGTTGACGATGGTTCCGGTGATTTGGTAGCTAGTAACCCCGAAGGTTACGTAGCAGTAGATCATAGAGGTAACGGAATCAAGTTTGTAGACCGCTTAGAGTTTAGCAGAGCTAACTTTGCTGTTGATAAAGGCGATAAGTTTACCGGACAATTAAGCGAAGAAGAGGATGAGTTCGACATTGATAATGAAGATGATGACCCAGTAGTCGATGAAGATTTCCCTAAGACTGTCGCAGTTATCCCCGGCGCGTTCAAGCCACCTCACAAGGGACACCTTGACATGGTGCGGAAGTATGCAGATGAATCAGATGAAGTGGTGGTGCTTGTTTCTCGACCAACAAAAAGCGGTAGAAAGTTACCAAACGGTAGAGAAATTACTGCTGAAGATTCTCTTGAAATTTGGAATACATTAACTACCGGCATGCCAAACGTAAGGGTTGAAATATCTAAACATGCATCACCTATCAATGCTGCATATGAGTACGTCGGTGAAGAAGGTCCTCTTAATATGGGCGATAAAGTTGCACTAGGTTGCAGTACCAAAGGTGGCGATTGTGGTCGTTGGGATGGTGCTGTCAAATATGTCAAAGACGGAGTTGAATTAGCCCCAGTGACCGGCGTGCCACCATCAGAACATTCTACAGAGTATATCCAACTATTGGCTACAGAGGCCGAGAAAGGCTCTGATTTATATAATGATATGCCAAGTGTCAAATCTGGTAAAGATCCTAAACAATTCCACGCAAGTGATTTTAGATTTGTGCTTGTTGAAGCATCAAAAAATGAGGTTGCTAGGAAAATGTTAGAGGATTTTGTTGGTGAAGAAAACGTCGAAGAGGTACTGAGAGTACTTGGACTCTCAACCATGGGCGAGCAATCTGGTATGGCCGGCGGAGGTGTAGCTATAGGCACCGCCCCTTTGGCATCTGGGTCGGATAAGCCGGCCAAGAGAGACAAGAACAAGAAAAAACAAAAAGAATATATTGACTTAGGCTTACTTGCCGAGGTTATGAAACTAATTAAAGAAAGAGGCATTTCAAAATGAATCCAAATGAAGAAAAAGTACTTAGAACCAGTATAAGACATCTTATACGTGAAGTCAAGCAGAAAAAGTTAAATGAAGAAAATAAACTTCGAGAAATTATCCGTGGTTTTATGGATTTAGATTCTGCAACAAATATAACTGAAAAACAAACCCCAGATGTTGATCCCACGCCTAATAAATCTACAGGAATCAATGTTCTTGAAGATCTTCTCAAGAAAATTATACCAGTTTTAGAAACGGATTATAAGTCGTTAACAACAAGCGATGATCAGAGAAAATCTTTTCGTGCGCACATTGTAAATGCTGTTGAAAATAGCTTGACACCTGCCAAAGTCAATAATAAAGCAGGCGAGAAAGGTGAACCGATAGATGAAGACTTGGAAGAAGAAATTGAAATTAATATTGGTGACGCCGCACAGGACGATGAAAAATTTATTGATATTAGAACTGATGCCGAAAAAGCTGCTGAAGAAGAAGACGAAGAAGCAGACCCAAGAGACGATTTTGGAGATGGTGTTGGTGGTGATGAGACTGGACGCAATATGGCTTATCAATCATTCAAAAAAATAGAGTCAAGTGTCATAGACGCTTATGAATTATTAGCAAATCCTGAAGATCAGGAATTGTTTTTTGACTACTTGACTGCAAATTTGAAATTATATTTTAAAAAGTTTGAGGAAGAACTGGCGCCATCTGTTGAAGAGCCGACAAATCAAGCTTATGATATGGCTGTCAGTCAGCAAGATGCTGGTGGCGGTGAAGAAGATTTAGAATTGGAGTTATAAAATGGAAGTAGATGATAGTACAGATGAATTGTTTGAAAAAGTTGCGGAAGCCCTATCAGAAGAAATTTCTAATAGTTTATTGAAAAATGATGAAATCACGAATGCAATTACGACATCGGCGGCCGCAACAGACCCAGCTGACAAATTAAGTCCCAAGGCTGCAAGAACACTTAGAGACCAACACAAAGATAACTTGATAGCGGGACAAGAAGTTACGAGTGCCATGGAGGCCTATGTTCAGCAAATAATATACAGATTACTAGTTGATGAAGGTTTATTGACTGGACCAGGAACGGCCGGCGACGTCGACGGCCCAGCCAGCATAATTTAAATTTTTTCAAAAATGTTGCTTGACAAACTTTGATTCCCGCATTATACTTAAATTGTGATTGTTTGATTGCATGCGGTCGCAGTGATTGCAAGTGTGAAGGCTTAAATAAAAAATGTGTTTGCACCTGTATGATTGTTTGATTGCATGCGGTCGCATGCAAATTGCATGCTAAAAATACTATCACAATTTTTAAAGGATATCAATTATGTCAAAGAAAAAAACTAGCAAGAGCTTCATTAATGTACTAAAAGAAGAAAA